TGTCCAGTCATCTGTTTCTTTCGCACCGTATATTACCGGATAAAACGTACTGTCATGTTTTCTACCATCTAAAATATCCCCCGCTTTCTGATGAGTTTCATAACAGATAGAATGTGTATCCGTTCCGGCTGTTGTTATCAAAAAATATAAAGGCTGCATACGTGCATCACCGGAGCCCTTGGTCATAACATCAAATAGTTTTCGATTAGGCTGAGTATGCAGTTCGTCAAACACAACGCCATGAATATTAAAACCATGCTTACTGTAGGCTTCAGCTGATAATACTTGATAAAAGCTGTTTGTCGGCTGGTAAATTATTCGTTTCTGTGATGCCAGTATCTTTACTCTTTTATTTAGTGCAGGACACATACGCACCATATCGGCTGCAACCTCAAAAACGATTGATGCCTGCTGGCGGTCAGCTGCACAGCCATAAACTTCAGCTCGTTCTTCACCATCACCGCAAGTAAGGAGTAATGCCACAGCAGCCGCAAGCTCAGATTTACCTTGTTTTTTAGGTATTTCAATATAGGCTGTATTGAATTGCCTATACCCATTAGGCTTTAAAGTACCAAATACATCACGAATTATTTGTTCCTGCCAATCAATGAGTTCAAAAGGCTTACCTGCCCAGGTTCCTTTAGTATGGCATAAGCATTCGACAAAATTGACTGCATAATCTGCAGCAGCCTTACTATAAACGGAAGTTTTATCTTTGAATTTTGTGGACTTATATTTCTTCAACTTTCTCAAATGCTCACTCCCAATTAAGGCATAAAAATAACCGCTTAAAATCGGCTGTACTAGGAATAGAGCCTCCTGGCTCCGTTCCTTTTTTGTTTAATTATTTTCTTTTAAGATAATCGCTAAGGCAAGCTCTGCTCCTTCGCTTTCCGGTTCTACGTCCCAACCTCGGTCATAGTTTACTACAATCTCACCATCATGCTTAATCATTACCTTGGAAACCCTACCTCCTTCAATACCGTATTCACTGCCTTCCTCGTAAACCTTGGCTTGGTATTTGTAAACCTTTCCTCTGATTAAAATTGCTCCTTCTTTCCACATTGTGCCTGCCTCCTTTTGTTTTTGTACTACATATATCACTCTAAAGGCTCATGATAGCAAGTTATTTCTGTACAATAAAGCATATCTTTTATTGCTCTCCTGTAAGGATAAATCTTATATATTCCTTACTATGTTCTTCAAGAAAGATTACCAATTCGTAGTAGCCAAGCTCGTTAGCAAGATATTGAACCATATTAGTATCAAATATATTGGTGCGGCCGCTGTCACGAATAGAAAGTATCTGCTTTTTAATCGTTTCAGTCATTGTCACCGTCCCCAATCTTTACCGCTAGGTCTTCACCGTAAACAACATTAAGACCGCTGCCATTGTCCCAATCCACCATCAATGAAGCGGTATCATCCACCCCAGTAACAGTCCCAAGCGTTCCAAGAGGCGGTGCTTGGCAGTCATCCATTCTCACCAGTTCTACCCTTGTTCCTGCAGGGTATTCTCTGCGTACTTTCTCAACAATTTCTTTATTCGGAAATCTCATCGCTATTCATCTCCTTTTTCGCACCGCTCTTAAAGGCACTGCTGCCGTTAAGGTTCTTCAGCAGAATTTTACGGTCAGTTTTATAAATTTCTCCTATAAACCCCAATCGAAGAAGGAAACAGCGGAAAGCATATTTTTCATTGGGGACTTCCTTTTCCGTGCTGGAGATGCGTTTATGTTCTCGGCTCATTTTGCAGAGGGCAGAAATGAAATCCGTGTAAGCTTTGACGGTATCAGCAGCCAAGCCGTCTGAAAACCAAGGGAAGGAAATCTTATCTGCATCAATAATGATGGGAAGTTCGCTGATGCCCAGTGCCTTTTTGATAAGGCTGCTCTTGGATTCCAGAAGATTGGTAAGGTTGCCTGCAAGCACCGCATCCAATGGCATTGCCACTGTCAACCCCGCAGTTTCGTTTTTAAGTTTTTTTCCCGTAGTCCCGTATGCAGCCAATGGCTCTTTACTAGCGATTTCCGGCTGTGGTTCATCATATGCGGAACTCTTGCAGTGAAAGCCTTTTTGTTCAAGCTGTTCTAGCACCTGCTCGATTTCTTCGCTGTTTGCCATGTCGTTAAAGGTAAGATTTCCTTCTTTGGTTACTGTGAAATAGTCCACTGCATAAGCATAAGTTGGTGTTTTCTGATAAACCGCTTTGGCTCCAGTAATTTCTTCTAATGTCTTTACAAATGGTTTTCTGTCGGTGATGTTGTAAATAACTTTCATTTTGTAAGTACCTCCTTTTCTTCGGTACTACATATATCACTCTAAAAGGAATAAATAGCAAGCTAATTATGTAGAAACTTTTAAGTTATTTTCCATCGCCGCTGACCTCCAAATCCTCAAAGCGGATGGTCTTTCCATCACGGATGACCGATACAGTATCTGCAGAGCCGACCTGCTCAATATAACGCTTTACTATAACATCACAGTATTTTTCATCTAGCTCAATGGTATGACAGATTCTGCCTAACTGTTCGCAGGCAATCAAAGTGCTACCGCTGCCGCCAAACGGATCAAGAACGATGCAATTGCTCATACTGGAATTCTTAATCGGATAGGCAATAAGTGGAATCGGCTTCATGGTCGGATGGTCACCGTTTTTCTTCGGCTTATCAAACTCCCATATGGTAGTCTGCTTTCTGTCGGAGTACCATTGATGCTTGCCTTTCTTTTTCCAACCGTAAAGGCATGGCTCATGCTGCCACTGATATGGACTCCTACCAAGCACTAGGCTCTGTTTTTTCCAGATACAAGTTCCCGACAAGTAAAAGCCTGCTTCCGAGAATGCCTTTCTAAAATTTAAGCCTTCGGTATCTGCATGGAACACGTAAATGCTGCCATCTTCTGCCATTACCCTTTCCATGTTTGTAAAAGCATCTAACAGGAACTGGTAAAACTTATCATTCTCCATATTGTCGTTTTTAATCTTTCCTGCACCGCCTTCATAGTTGACGTTGTAAGGCGGATCCGTTACAACAAGATTAGCTTTCTTCCCATCCATAAGAGTTACATAGGTTTCCTCCTTGGTGCTGTCCCCACAGACTAGGCGATGCTTTCCAAGCAACCATACATCACCGTCTTTAGAAACCGGCGGCTTTTTAAGCTCCCCGTCCACATCAAAATCGTCCTCCTGCGTATCACCATCATCTCCTGCAAACAGTTCAGCTATGTCTTTTTCGTCAAATCCTGTTAAGGCAACATCAAAATCTGCACCTTGCAGGCTCTCTATCTCCACTCTGAGCAGTTCTTCATCCCATCCTGCATCCATGGCCATACGGTTGTCCGCCAAAATATAGGCTTTCTTTTGAGCCGGAGTAAGATAGTCCACAAATACGCAGGGTACTTCTTTTATGCCTTCCTCCTTGGCTGCTAAAATTCGTCCATGACCAGCTATCACGTTATGTTCCCGGTCGATAATGACAGGATTAATAAAGCCAAATTCCCTTAACGATGAACGTAGTTTCAGAATCTGTTGTGGATTATGCGTTCTAGCGTTGTTAACATAAGGTACTAATTTTTCTATAGTTACTAACTGCATTTCCGTTGTTGTTTTTTCCATTAAGCACTGTTCCTTCCAAAATCTTGCTAAGGCCCTTTTCAGCACCCTTGATATTGTCAGCGAGAGCCTGTCCCTTTAAAGTTCTGACCTGCTGTTTAGTAAGCTTTGGTCTATAAAATTTCAGTTTATGTAAAAAAGCCGTAAGCTCCATCATCATTTTCTCCTTGCCCGCAAAAGCAGCTCCATGGTATCTGTCGTGCTATCCTCAAAAACCTCTGTGCAGTTTTGCTTAACAATGTCGTAAATTTCATACCAGATAAGATTGGCACTTTTCTGGTATTGCTGTGACATCTGCACAAATGGCGAGGTCATAACCCCGCCAGTCGTTGGATGTTTCCCCAATAAACCATATGTACTTGTTGCCTCTTCGCATTGAATATATCTTGCCATAGCCTGTGAATAGGTTTCTATAAGCCGTGGATTTACTAATCTTTCACAGTTGCGCTCTTTCAGCCACAGCCAGGTTTCTTTGTATATTTCATCAGCGCCTAAGGGAACTCCATTTTTCTGCCTAGCCGATAAATAGTCACTTGGCTTTGGCATATCCATTCCCTCTAAGACCGCTCCTTCCGGTAAATCTACTGCCTCTAATTCCGCTGTTTTAAGTACAGGAATATCATTGGCTAGAACCTTGACTGTTTTCCCATTTTGTATTTTCTCTGCGGCTGCAGTCGGCTTATCACCTGCTCTGACTCTTCTGCCACCACGGTTCGTACCGTCCCTTGCCATTATTCACACTCCTCAATCTATATCTTAGGGTTAATCCCCTGTTTGAACTGCTCTTTTTGTGCGTGAAGCCCCCCGCCCGTTCCTCCCGTACAAGGGTTTTGAGATTTGACCTCCCCCTAACCTCAAAAGCTTGTTGGATTTTTCACCATACACTTTTGCAGGAACTAAACAACTTTTATCGAATACTTACTTAAACTTAAAATCAAGAGGTGATGTATATGTTAAACAGGCTTCGTTCGACCCTAATCATTTTTGCGTTAGTGCTATTTACCTCACTACTAATATCAACAACAACCTTTGCCAATGATAATCCCAACGCCATCTTCAAACTCATACCAACACAAAACATTTTTACTTTACTTAAGCTCAATACTCGTACCGGTCAATTATGGCAAGTTCATGTTAGTATCGATTCTGGCGATTTAAGAGCCACTTTTCCAATTAACTTGATAGTACTTACAGAAACTCCTGCTAAAGATACTTTTGGCTTATATCCAACAGGCAATATGTATAATTTCATTCTTCTTGATCACACTGACGGAAGAACTTGGCAGGTTCAATGGAATCCAAAGGAAAAACACCGTTTCATAATACCGATTCCTTCCTAAAACAAAAAAACAATAATTTTAAAAACTGCTGCCACATTTATAGTGACAGCAGTTTTTATTCCATCGTTCCCCGCTCAAAGCATGAATCCTTGCATGGCATTCTTTACACAAAGCTATGAGGTTCTTCCTATCATGCGTTCCTCCTTGGGCCAACGGAAGTTTATGGTGTATCTCTTCAGTCGCAACATACCTGCCCTTTGTTAAGCATTCCTCACACAAAGGATGCTCCGCAGCATAGCTGTCACGGATTCGCTTCCAAGCGCGTCCATATCTACGGCGTACAGCAGGATTCCTGTCGTACTTCTCATAGCGTTTGTTTTCTTCTTTCTGGTGTTTCTCACAAAACCGTCCATCCGTTAAGTCAGGACAGCCTGGATAAGAACACGGTCGTTTAGGTTTTCTTGGCATCTTCTCACCTCATTTTAGGCATAATAAAAGCCCTGCAGGTCGGTGTGACCCACAAGGCTTTCTACGATTTTACCCGTTTATATTTTTTTTGCTTTTCGCTATTATAATAATATCACAGGTGCTTACTCTCATTCTATCACATTAACTCTCATGTTCCGGTGGCAAGATAATTTCTTTCAGTGCCGCACTATGCATTCGGTGTATGTGCTGCATAGAATAATTCATATCCACGGCAATCTGCTCCCATGAGATAAAGCACAGATATCGTTTTTCTAACAGCGTCTGGTATTCCACATTTGGCACGGCTTTTATAACACCCATGATTTCTCGCTTTAGTTCTACAAGCGCATTGATGTCCATATTTATTTCTTCCTGCAAAGAA